GGTATATCGGCGTTCACCGCCACTCAACCAACTGGAGTATTGATATGTCGAAGGAACTGGGTTTTACGGCTGCATGCCGTGAGTTTTTCGGTCAGCGTCCGGCGCAGACTCTGAAGGAGTTCATGGCCGAAGTGAAGGAGCTGACCGACGATGACCGGGCCGAACTGCGCCCGCTGCTGGAAAAGGCGCTCAGCGAGGCTTCCGGCGACACGGTCACCATCAAGTAAGCGCTGAACAGCGCTATACCCGGCGAGTCCGGGTATACCGGCGTTCACCGCCAAATCAATCAACTTGGAGCATCAACATGGCAACCCGCAAGATTCAACCCACTCCTACTGCCAAAGCTACTGGTGCAGCACCGGAGCCTAAGGCCGAAACTCTCAGCACATGGGACAAACTCATGGCTGCAGCCGACGAACATTTCACCGCTGAGGGCATTCCCTCGTGGAAGCGGCAAATCACCAGCTTCATGATGGGCCTCATCGGCTACGGCACGGTATGGTATCTCGGCCTCAAGTTGGTGGATATCCTGCTGGTGTCTACTGTGATAACTACAGGACCGGGCTTCATTGCCTTCATGGTCTTGTTCATCGGCTTCGTGCTGTCGCTCATCGCGGCGGCTTGGACCGGATACGCGGTCTACAACGCAGCCATGAGCTTCGAGCCGAGTCGCATCAAGAATTGGTTCAAGCGCTCGACGGAACCAACTGTTGCGTGAGGAGCAGAACATGATCGAGATGGGCATTGTTGTAGGTTTAGGCCTGCTCGTTATGTTCTGGAAAATGGGTTGGAGGAAGCGCATGTGGATGCTCTCCAACCCATTATTCATGGACGTCATCATTTTTATCGCACTTACTGCGATCCACTGGGGCACGTTCAGTGGTTTGATGGTCGCCGCGGTCGGCGCACTGTTCTGCTCAATCACCCTGTCTCTCGGCCGCTTTGTGTTCGGCTACGTCGAGAAAGGTGAGTATCACCCAGGTATCGTGAATATCAAGGAGAAACTATGAATATCAAGCTGACCGATGACGAAATTAAACTCGTCATTGCTGCATTGCACTATTACTCCCACATAGAAGCTGGTCAAACGCAGGCACCTAACCTGCGTCTCCCACGTGACTATGTGGAGTACCACCTTGCGTGCGACCTTCAGGTTCGCCTCAACACAAGCACCAAGTTGCGTAACTTGTGGGAACGCGATCCGCGAACCGGCGAGACTGTCAGGAAAACTTCATGAATCACTACTGGCTCCTCACCTATATATGGGATGTATCCTATGCTCGGTTCTACCAAATGGAGGTGAACAAGTTCTTCAGCATATATTGGCCTTCAACCAATGAAGCCGAAGACCTCATTGAAGCTCTTATGGGATGCCCATTATGAAGACTTTACTCGCTTTCCGACTTCGACCCATTGAGCTGAGCGACGAGCCCAGCTCGATGGATGATTCCATCACCGACGACGAAGAGGAGATTTCAGAACTCGCTGACCCGTTCGAAATCATCGCCGCCCAAGAAGCTCAGCTTGGGTGTCCGGTTTATTTCAGCTGAGCATTCAATCTCAATCTCAACCCATTAGGAGCCAATCATGGCTGGACGCATTTTCTTCATTCCCAAGGAGACCCAAATGACTCAAGCACTTGCACCTGTTGTCGACAAAATCGACACCACGCCCTTGACAGCTACGCTCACCGAGATCCTTACTGAGCCCATTGTGTCAGTACGCAGTGGCATCCTGGTCAGCTTCGTCAGCGCACTGAACTTGCAGTTCATCACTCGTTGTCGCGCAGCATTGCGCGAACGCGCGCGTGCACACACCGATCAGACTGAAGTGCCCACGCTTGACGAACGCAATGAAACCGACGATGCTGCAGGCACCAATGCTGGCTGTTATGACCAGGGCAACGTCGACGAAGTCAACGCTGCATACGCCGGCAACCCACGACCGATGTCCGCAGCACAGGTGGCACAGCGCCTGGGCATCATCCGTGCTTTCTGCCACATGCAGCAAGAGAGCTTGCGTCCGAATAACATTATTCCGTTCGTGCCACGCCCACTCACTGAGAGTGTCGACTGGCTCTTGACGCAACTCCCGATCAACAGCAAGCCAACTGATCCAGCCGTGCGCGTAGCCATGGAACTCACTGGCCTGAGTGCTGAGAAGATCGTGAACATACGTGACGCCGGTCATGCCAGCGAACGTGCAGAACTGGAAGCCATGGCACCAGAGATGGTCGCTCTCGGCGAGCTGCTTACGTCAGCATACGCGCCTGATGCTCAGGCCGTTGAGGAAGCCTTCGACAGTCTGCCCGTGCAGATCAGGGCGAACATCCTGATCTCTGCCATCAACGCCTGCGTCAGTTCATACAACAACTCGTTCAAGCGGGTCGTGATGCGTGGGGACGCAGCGGCTGCCGGCGACATGCCGATCGCCAAAGCGTTGTATACCCGCGGCCTCAAGACACTGTCCAACCTCTGCACCAAGCACGCCGCTGAACTCGCTGAGTTCGAGTCACGCGGCGGCATGCTGAAGGAGGTCAAGCGCATCAGCTGATCCACCCATCAAGCCGCCGTCAGGAGTGCCTGGCGGCGGCCTTCTACCGTACCCCTGGGGGTAACGGACTGCGCCTTGTGATCTTATGCTTACGAACCTACTACCTCCTCTAGACTTTTTTTTCTTTTTTTCTTCTTTCATGTAAGATAGTAGATCATAAGTATAAGATTATAAGAAGAGGTATTCTTCATAGGAGAGTGTTGCTTATAAACAACAGAAGATCTTATGGAAATCCTTGAGATCTTGGGCCTCCGCACAGCCGCTGAAAGCGCTAAGATGAGGTCTACTCTGGAGCCCGCCCATGTCCTTGCAATTCTTGGAGGCAGCTGTGCCTCTGACGAAGACCTACACCCAGCGCCCAGGAGGCCTGATCAAAGAGCCCTACCCCTTCGTGTGGGAGTTCACTTCCCATGAAGAGAAGGTCACCAACCTGCACCAGTTCGAAGCTGCGCTGAAGAAGCATGCAGCTCTTGGCCACTGCCTCCTCAAAGGCTCTCTCGCCCGGCCTCTTGTCCGGGAGTCGCGTGCTGGCAGTACCTCGACCAACGACGTAACGGACTTCGTCGTACTGGACTTGGACGGACTGGACATGCCCACGATCGAAGACGTCATGACGGTCATGGGTCTCGACAACGTGAGCTACATCTCCCAGTGGTCGGCGTCGTACGGAGTTGGCGGCTCCAAGCTTCTCAAAGCTCATATCTTCATGTTGCTCGATAGAGGACATCCTGCTCCTCTTCTCAAGCAATGGCTCATCCAGAAGAACCATCAAGTGCCTGAGTTGGAAAAGTGCATGGGCCTGACGAAAACAGGCAACTCTATCTCTTGGCCTTTGGACATCAGCGCCTGCCAGAACGACAAACTGATTTACATTGCACCGCCGATATTTAAGGGTCTCAAGGATCCTTGCGCCAAGATCCCTCGTATCCAGCTTGTCCTGAAAGACAACGAAAAGCTGTCCCTGACCGAACAGATCAACAGCACTGACGCCAACCGCCAACTGACCGTCAAACGCATTGCTCAGCTTCGCGACAACGCAGGTCTGCCCAAACGCAAGTTCGTGTACAAGATGCACGGTGCAGACGAGGTAATGGCCAAGCCAGATGTCTGCACGATCACGGACATGAAGACCGAGCGTGGCTTCGTGTACTTCAATCTCAATGGTGGTGACTCCTGGGCTTACTACCACCCTGAAAACAACCCCGATCTGATCCGCAATTTCAAGGGGGAACCAATATACCTGACCAAAGAACTGCTACCCGATTACTGGGCACAGATCCACAGTAAGGTAAACGCTACAGTCACCAGTCAAGGGCTCATCCATCTAGCACTGTGTGACCGCTCAACAAGCACCTATTGGCGGGGTACTTATGACACAACCACGGACAACCTGGAGTTGTTCCTCGCCAAGAACGAGACTCAGCTCCGTCATTTCGCAAAGCAAGTCGGAGCCCCGTTGGGGGAATTCATACCTGAGTGGGACATTGTCTTTGATCCGAAAAGCAATATACGAGTAGATCCGACTGCTCGTCGAATCAACCAGTTCACCCCTACATCATTCATGAGGGCAGCAGGTCCAGCCCCTGCACAGATCCCCAAGACGATTTACAAGATCCTGCTGCATGCCTTGGGCGGAGACGCCAAGATTGCAGAGCATTTCATCAATTGGCTAGCGTTCATTCTTCAATACCGCGACCGTACTAAGACCGCCTGGGTACTGCATGGTGTGCCCGGTACAGGTAAAGGCTTGCTGACCAACGACATCCTGCGCCCTATCTTTGGTGTTCATCAAACCGCAGCGCGTCGTATGGAAGAGTTGAATGAACCATACAACCATTTCATGAGAAATTCATTCCTTGTTTTCGTAGATGAAGTGCAGACCAAGGCACTGCAGAATGAGCGCGGAGTCATGGCGAAGCTCAAGAACTTCATCACTGAGGAAATGGTACCTATCCGGCAGATGTACGCCAATGCAGTAGAAGTCAGAAATTATACGAACTGGATCTTCTGTAGCAACATGAGCGATCCAGTCAGTATTGACAAGAACGACCGTCGCTTCAACGTCGGTAAGTATCAAGTCTCCAAATTAACAATCACAGACAAAGAAGTCGAAACCATCCCTAAGGAGCTGCAAGCATTTCACGACTATCTGATGACTTACGCATGCAGCGTAGATCTTGCGCGCACAGTCATGCAGACTGAGGATCGTGCAACGATGATCTCGATCAATGAGTCCAGCATTGACACTGTCGCCAGTGCTCTCCTTGAAGGAAACTTCGGTTTCTTCATCGACCAACTTCCAACAGACGGCATGTATGCAGCAAACCGACGCAACAGCGATCGCGTTGCTGATTACTCTTCTGTCCTTCACAAGCTGCTGCAACGCACACACCCACAAACTGGTGCCTGTTCAATCGGCCGCGAAGAACTACGTATCCTGTTCGACTACACCGTAGGCGACATGCCCAATACACCGAACAAGTTCACAAGCCGGCTCAAACACCACCGCGTGCATATCCAAGCTGTGTGGGTTGAAAACAAGACTGTGAACGGCTTGAAGGTGAACTGGGTGGATCTGGACAAGTGGAAGACGTATGAAGAAAACTTCGTACCACCTACACCAGCAGCGAAGAAAGTACCTGTAAAGAAAAAGAGCCCAGCTCTAAGGAGAGTTGTGTGAAGTGTCTAAGCTGTGGAAAAGAATTTAAGTCAGGAATAGGATGGTGGCATTTTACAAATTATCCTGGTAAACATGGCTTAAAACTTCAAGGTAAATTTACCCTTTCAGGAGGCGCGTGCGGCGAATGTTCACGTCGTATTTACGATGAACCAGGATTTTATGAATCTTGTGTTGCTGCTCAACAAACAGAACGCGAAATTTCATGAAGCGCCGCACTCGTGCTGTCCTTGTGTCCTGTACTCAGCGCCCTGTCATGAATGTTGCTAACCTCACTGAAAAAGAAGCTGCCGCAGGCGGCCGAAAAATGTGGGTAGCTACGGATTCAGCTCGTCGACAGTTCATTGCAAGTACTAAGATTGAAGCTGAAAAGATGTTAAATGACTATAACAAGTGAGGCTGGCTTGTCCTAGGCCTAAACGGACACCTCCTAGTCTATTTATGAGTGGCTATGACAAAGTGAGGCTATCATGTTCAATACTGGCCTGTCCCGGGCCTAAACGGACACCCGCTGAAATGCGGCCTTCCTAACTTATTTGTTTGTTTAGTTTATAAGTAGCTATGACAAAGTGAGACTATCATGTTCAATACTGGCTTGTCCTGGGCCTGAACGGACACCCGCTGAAATGCGGGCTTCCTAACTTATTTGTTTGTTCTAGTTTATTAATTTGTGGCAGTCTGAATGATCCGCCAGGGCCATAATAAAAATAGATCAGACCGATGAAGCGTGGCTCGCGTGGAGGTTTGATCTACAGGAGAACCAATGAGCCAACTTCTTGATTCTCGTTTAGACGAAGAACGCTTGCGAGATTGTCTGGCACATGACGCCCGCATGCGAAGAACTCCTCGTTCTGTAGCAACGTGCTTAGACGACGCCGAAGCATGTTTACACGCCGCGCGACGCACAGACACTGCTGAATATATTCGTCATGCAATCTTCAACCTTCATGCTGCTTTATGGAACAAGAACCAGACAGCTTCGTTGAGCTGATACGTCAAAATCCGCCATGGGTCAAAGACTTCATGGATACTGTTCCAACTGATTATTCTGAATTGAATAATCCACGTCTTGATGCCCCTCAAGATCGTGATTTTCGGGCTATTACTGGCATGGTTTGGGCGGTGTTTGTTTTTATCGTAATCGCTGCATTGATATGGCTGATCTAATCGAAACCAAGACTATCACAGTCAAAGTTTACCGAGATAAAAACGGTAAACCAACATGTATGTCAGACCTCCCTGCAGGCCGTATATGTCAGTGGCTTCGAGTACAAAAATTCGGCACAATCGAAATATGTATAGCCACCGACGAAAAGATCAGTCGTGACAACGGTGGTAGAGGCTATACACGTCCTGTTCTAACTTGTCCAATTTGGAGTAAATGATGGCAGACTTTCGAGAATTTTCAGCAAATGTTCATGCCCAACTCATGCGTATGAACCAGTTCGAGCTGTTTTCAGTCGGCCACGACAACCGCGAGTTCGAACGCGTGTACCTGCAGACCTTCCCAGAAGGCACCAACCCGGTATACAAGACGAACACTGAGCACGACTGCTCGTGTTGCAAGAATTTCATTCGAAACTTCGGTCGAGTGATCTCAATCCGCAACGGCAAAGTAATGACCGTCTGGGATGTCAGCGAGAACGTGCCCTACCCGTACAACGTAGTCGCCGAGACCATGGCCGAGTTCGTGCGCTCTCAGCCAATCGTCGGAGTTTTCCGAACGAAGGAAACCCAGTACGGTGCTGAACAAACCAAGCAATTACTAGAAAATGGCCAAGTACATTGCTGGAGCCACTTCTGGGGTAAAGTTGCCCAAAAATACCGCACGAATACACCGGACAAGGCGATTGGCGAATACAACGCCGCCATCCAAGTGTTTCGGCGTGGGCTAACCGAACTTAAGATCAGCGCGCTAACCGAGGTCCAGCAGTTGATCAGTGACCATGCGCTGTACCGGGGTGAAGAGCACGCACAGGCTGTAAACGAGTTCGCGCTTGCCCACCTTAAGGCGTCAAAGATGTCCGAGGCTGAGCGCGAGCTGTACATCTGGGAGAACGCGCTGAAGCCATGGTCTCGGTTCCGAAACACCGTGATCGGCACGCTTGTGATCGACATCAGCGACGGCATGGACATCGAACAGGCAGTCAAGTCGTTCGAGCAGAAGGTCGCGCCGACGAACTACAAACGTCCGACCGCACTGATCACGCCGAAGATGGTTGAACAAGCGATGGCTACAATTAAGGATCTGAAGCTGGAGCACTCGCTCAAACGCCGGTTCGCCCGGCTGTCAGACATCAGCGTGCAGAACGTCCTGTGGGTCAGCAGCACGGCCAAGACCAAGATGAAGAGCACGATCGAGAACTTGCTGATGACTGAGGCCAAAAAGACGGTGAAGCCCACCACCCCCACGAACCTCAGTATGGATCGGTTCATGGCCGAGATCGTGCCCAAAGCCAAGACCATGGAAATCATGGTCAAGACTGAGCATAGCTCGAATTTCGTCAGCCTGACTGGGCCTGTTCACCAGGACGAACCCCGGCTGTTTAAATGGCCAAATGATTTCGGCTGGTCGTACGACGGTAATATCACGGACTCAATTAAGGAGAAGGTGAAACGGGCTGGCGGCAATGTCCAAGCCAAACTCCGGTTCTCGCTCGCGTGGTCGAACTTCGATGACTTGGACATCCACGTGCACACGCCCGGGGGTGAGCACGTGTACTTCGGAAACAAAGCCGGTAAGCTCGACGTGGACATGAACGCTGGCGGCGGAATCACGCGCACCCCGGTCGAAAATGTGTCGTTCGTTCAAGTGCAGGACGGCATATACGAGATCAAAATCAACCAGTATCACCGGCGCGAGACCATCGATATCGGATTTATGGTCGAGATCGACAGCCAAGGCAAACTCTGGCACCTGAACTATCCGCGTGCGGTCGAAGGCACGGTTAACGTGGCCAAGGTGCACGTAAAGAACGGACAAGTGATCAATATTGCCCCGGGCAAAAATATTGAGCACAGCGAGCTGTCAATCGAGAAATGGGGCGTAAAAACCGAAACTTGGACTCCAGTGCAAACGCTGATGTTCAGCCCGAACCATTGGGACGGCCACGCAGTCGGCAATCGTCACTGGATGTTCATGCTCGAAGGTTGCACGAACCCCGAGCCTACCCGAGGTATCTACAACGAGTTCCTGCGCCCGGAGCTGGAAGTTCACCGTAAAGTGTTCGAAGTCCTGGGCAACCGAAGCAAGTGCGAGCCCGCGACCGAGCAACTGAGCGGGGTCGGCTTCTCGTCCACCAAGGGCGAGTCCGTGACCATCCGGGTAGATGATGGTCGTGTATACGAAGTTACCTTCTGAGGAAAAATCATGGAAAACTTGTTTATCCGCGCCTCTCGCGAAGCTTTCCGTTTTCAGTCTGTTCGGGGCGAGCTAACGACCGAGCAACTGTGGGAGCTACCGCTCCAGCACAAGTCCGGGTTCGATCTCGACAGCGTAGCCAAGACTGTGAACAACGACCTGAAGACCATGGCCGAAGGCTCGTTCGTGAACACAAACAAGAACCCAGCGATCGACCGTCAAGAAGCTAAGTTGGAGGTCGTGAAGTACGTGATCTCGGTCAAGCTGCTTGAGGCCGAGCAGACCAAACTCAAAGCCGAAGCCGCAGCCAAGCGCCAGAAGCTGCTTGCCATCCTGGACAAAAAGCAGGACGCCGAGCTGGAAAACTTAACGCCGGAGCAAATTCAAGCTCAGCTTGCTGCTTTGAAGGAATAAGATGGCAGCACATAACGACTTGAGCATCAAAATTGCTGAATATGTGCGCGAACATCCAGGATGCAAAAGTGCAGAAATTTGGACCGCGCTCACCGAAGGTAGGCGCTGTTATTCGTCACTCGCATATGCACAACAACTGAATCTTGTTTTTGCTGCTGGTCCCCCAAAATGCGCAGCATATTATCCTGATCAGTTCTCTGCAATGGAGAACGATGATCGACTCATCAGAGAACATAAGGCTACAGTAGAAGCAAATAAGAAAGCAAAGAAAGCTCGTGCACGACAAAAACGAAAACAAAAACTCAAGGCGGCGCAAATAAATCCTATGAAGGTTGAAGCAAAACCAGCACCAAAATTAATTTTACACTCTGAAATATCCTCGGAGTGCAAAATTACTCGTGCTGAACCTTTTGTTGATCGTCGATATGCGCCTGATCCAGGATGGCAAGGACAGATCACAGCAGATTGGCACGAACGACGTTTGAAGGAACAACATGGACTTTCGACCTTTTCCCAAGATCGCACGTCTTAATCGCGAGATCATCATTACTGAAAAAATCGACGGTACGAATGGGCAGATAGCAATTGCTGAAGACGGCGTCACCATGTTCGTTGGCTCACGGACACGATGGATTACACCAGAAAACGATAATTTTGGTTTTGCCGCCTGGGCTAAAGCTCATTACGATGAATTGTTAACTCTTGGACCTGGACGCCATTTTGGTGAATGGTGGGGCGCTGGTATTCAGAGAGGATACGGCCTTAAAGAAAGACGTTGGAGTTTGTTCAACACACAACGTTGGACAAACTCAGAAACGCTCCCGTCTTGTTGCCGAGTAGTGCCAATCTTGTATCAAGGAATATTTGACCCTATAGCACTTCAACGTGCATTAACTAGATTACGAGAATACGGAAGTGCTGCAGCTCCTGGGTTTATAAACCCAGAAGGTATGATGGTATTTCATACCGCTGGCAATATCGAGTTCAAAGTTACTCTTGATAAGGACGATGTACCAAAAGGTAAGGCATGATCGTCACCTACGACAAAAACGGACGGGTGATCTCGCGCTGCAAGAACCTGCGGTATGCCCTAAACCGGGCACGCCGCGTGCCTGTTACCCGCGTGGTCATCACCCTGGTAGAACCGAGCATGGACGACATGTGGGACGTGCCAAAGGCCAATGTACAGATCTCGTGGCACGACGGTGCCTACATGCGAGCCAACATCGCATCATTCGAAATCGTTACGGCCTTATTCGAAGGCAAAGCCCGCAACGACCCACGCCGTTGGCCGAAGCCGGTCTTCAACTACTGACAAGGAGCCCGACATGAGCTTCATGGAACCCGAGATCACCGAACGCGACAGGCACTGGGAGGTCGAAACAGACTCGGGCACCTGGTACGTGCCTGGGTATGTGGTCGAGGTGCCCGACTGGATCGAGTCAGGGGGTCGGATCGTCGAGCCCTGGCTCAGCAACTTCGAGAAAGATCTGAAGGACTTCATCGAGCCCCGCTGGGCAAACGTGAAGTACTTGCATATCGTCGTCGGCTACTGCGGGCGCATGCAGGCGCCCGGTTACCTCGACTCCACTGAGTGGCTGTTCGACCGCACGAAGAAGGGCATCCGTCAGCAGCTCGACAACCTTTTCGGGGACTGAACATGACAAAGCGAATGCAGGAAGAATTTAGACGCCAGTGCTTGATAGCAGCCGCAGCAAGCGAGTTCTACTCCCACGCTTTGTTCATTTGCATGATCCGCTATTCGAACAATAGAAGCACGCGCATAAGTATATTCGGCGGTGCTGTCAGTTATGCACACATGGACCTGTTGCAGAAAAACAGCAGCGCACGATGTCGTGTACTTGCAGCTTATCGCCACGGAAAACGATTACAGCTCGACAACCTCTCCGGAGACTGGACATGGACATCAAGATCAACGGCGAAAGCTTGTCCTACACGGACATTGTCATCGAAAACACCAACGGCGACGTTGTGTTCAATGGTGATCTCCACTTAAGACCGGATTGGTGGGTATTACGAGATATCACAAACACCATTCTCGGCCGTTGGAGCAGTAAGCGGTCGCACTTGAGCGCGCTCATCGAAGCACTTCGCGTCGTCGACCGCAGTCTCAAGAAGGACTGAGCATGAACGAATTCCTCAACATCGCCGACATCCGCGCACGTCTTGCCGCGCTCGACGCATGGATGACCTCGCAGAAGCGTAACTGGTACGAACCAGCAGAGCTTCCGGCGGAACTCAATCCACCAACGAACGAAGAAATTGCCGAGGTCGAGATCCATGACTGGTTGGCGAACCCTCCCGTCCGCTACTTCGCCTATGTGAATGAAGTGGGTATCGGCCAGCTCATCACCAACTGGACCGGCCGACAGCTCGGTCACATTACTTGGTGCGGATCTAAATGGCGTAGCAATTTTGGCGACCGACGCGTGAACTTCCGCATGGTCGGCACGAACGGAGTGAATTACGCCGGCACAGCCTATCCCGACAGCGGCACCTACTGCCGCCTGCGGGCCGTTAAGTAAAGGCTCACATGTCTTACCGCATCTTCAAGCGCAAGCCCTACAGGCGCACTGGCTGGGGCTACGCCTCAGACCCACACGCCCGCTGCACCACGATTCGCCGCGGCGTCGCGACGGAAGATGAAGCCCGCGAGATCTGTTCCCACGGCCCGGCCAACGTGGCCCTTAAGGAAGGCCGCGAGTACCGGCATCTTTCGTTCTACGAGTTCACCCGGGAGTGACCATGCCCATCCGCACCTACACCCTGATCCTGACCCTCGCCGGCCCCGAGCAGCCCCCGACACCCACCGCTGTGGCCGCCCGGCTGATCGGCGCCCTGGACTTCGCGTCCTCCCGCGGGGGCCCCTTCCACGCCAGCCGCTGGGCCAACGTCTGGATCGACGCCACCGAGGGCGACCGCACGCAGGCCCGCGGCGACGCCCTTTTTGCAGGCGCCAAGGACCTGCACGAACGGCTCCGCGAGACCGTATAAGGGACCGCCATGGTCCGCTTCACCTTCGCCAGCACCCGGCCGACCGCGGCTCTTCGAGTGCGCGTCGACTCGGTCGTCCACTACGTGGACCTCGTCCCCGCCGGCACGAAGGCCGACATCGTGTTCGAGGAGTTCACCGACCGGGGGCGCACCAGCCTCCGGCCGTACGTGATCGGCCCGAATCGGCAGTACAAGACCCTCGCCGCGGCCGTGGCCGCACTCATCAAGGAACGCACATGAAGGTCAAGACCCAAGACCTGATCGGCTCGGCCCTGGACTTGGCTGTTGCCAAGGCATTGGGCTATGCCGTCGGCGTTTATACGTACGAAGACTGGACGGCGAACATGACGCCGCTGGAGCAAGAGCTTGTCAGGCAGATTGACGCAGTACAGAGAAACTTCAAACCAAAGCCCGCGTTTGTCGGAGAGGACGGCACGAAACACCTTGTCAGCATGAAGTTTTACGCTGCACACGGATCCGGCTGCGGAACCATGCAGTTTTCGTCTAGCTGGTCTCAAGCCGGGGGCGTCATTGAACGCGAGCACATCTGCCTCGACAAGTTCGACAACTACAACTTCATCGCCTTTCAACGTGAAAGCACATGTCCTACTACTGGACGCACTTTCATCACGGTCGGGCCCACCCAACTTGTTGCCGCTATGCGTTGCTTCGTCGCTAGCAAGCTCGGCGACGAGGTCGACATCCCGGAGGAACTGATATGAACATGCGTGCTCTCTTCTTCATCACCGTCCACGACGCCCACGCCCGTCGGTGGCGCTGCTTCCTCGTCAGCACGCCGGACGGCCCGCACGACCGCCACGGCGCCGTGCTCGCTGCGTTCGAACGCGAGCACGAGCCCCTCAGCGGGCGCAAGATACACGCTGAATTCATTTGTTTGACGCCTGAGGATGTCTGGAAGGAGGTTTGAGATGACTGAGCGTGCAAAACGAGCAATAGCTAAGTTAGTAGAGCTTGGTTGGAATTGTTCTGACTACAGCACAAAGATTTGTAAAAGCTGTCGTTATGAACTTCAAAATAATTGGAATTATTGCCCAGCATGCGCAACGCCAGCACCTCCGATTAGTACAACCGAACAAGATATGGAAGCCGCAATAGCAACAGCTCTAGGAGAAACCAAAAATGAAGCCATCTGAACTTAAAATTGCTCTTCACGGTCTTCTCAATGCCAAGCTTACACCATTTATTTGGGGTTCACCTGGCATTGGCAAATCCGATATCGTTGCCCAGGTCGCTGCTGAGCGCAGCACTAAGGCCAAGCCCTATGAGCTGCGCGACGTTCGACTGGGATTGATGGATCCAACAGACATCAAGGGATTTCCCAATCCGGATGCCAAAAACAATGTCATGCGCTGGCTGCCGCCCGACTTTCTGCCCACCAAAGGTCAAGGTTTGCTCTTTCTCGATGAGATGAATACTGCGCCTGGTGCTGTACAAGTTGCAGGTTATCAACTTATATTGAATCGTAGAGTAGGTAATTATGAACTGCCGCCTGGATGGGATATTGCGGCTGCAGGCAATAACGAGACGGATCGTGCTGTCACACATCGCATGAGCACTGCTCTAGCCAGTCGTATGGAGCATCTTACCCTCGACGTAGATGTCGAAGAATGGTGTGCGCATGCTGCTGACTGTGGTATTCACGAACATCGAATTGCATTCATCCGTTTTCGTAGTCAACTTTTGCACATGTTCGACCCGAACACCAAAACTCATGCATTTCCGTGCCCTCGTACATGGTTCTTCGCCGACCGTATTTGCCGTCAAAACATGCCACGACATATCGAGCGCATGGTATTGGCCGGCACTATCGGCGAAGGTGCAGCTACAGAGTACACCGCATTTATCCAGGTGATTCGTGAACTGCCGACTATCGACGAGATCAAAATTGATCCGATCAAAGCCACGCTTCCTAAGACACCAGCAGCGCAGCATGCTATCAGCACTACGCTGAGCATAGCTACTAAGGATGAAAGCGGCTATGAGACATTCATGAAGTACATGGAACGTCTGCCACGCGAATTTCAAGTGGTTTATGTTCGCGACTGTCTTCGTACTAAGAACGATCTGAAATACACTCCAACATTCAAGGACTGGAGTCTGAAGAATGCGGATGTGCTGCTATGAAGCACATCATAGAACGAATGAAGCAGATTTTAGAGACAGAACAAGGATGGTCGAAAATACTGCCTCTTGTCATTCACGACGAAATAATTTTTTCTGAGTTAACTGCAGAAGATGATCGACAAGTTGTGCATGATCACAATTACTTTTTTGGCTCTGCTCTTCAACATCATAAGCACCCTGATGCCAAGAAGTATCACGCAATGAGTCAACGAAGTAAAACTGTTTATCGCAAGTATTTTGAACGTCATCTCAAGCCATCGCAAAAACATAAACTTCGTGATAAGGAAATTTTTGAAACTTATCAGAAGCTTGTCAATGCTGCTTCTTTAGGAGGTTGAGGTGTCTAGCTCTATCACTGATTATGCAATGCTGGCTGCATTGAATATTCGACAGTGGTCAGCTCGCAAACTTGATCGCTCAGTTACGGCTGAAGTCGATAAGAATCATGGCGCTAAGGATGGCGGACGATATAACAAGCTCTTGATCGACAAAGCTGCGCTCGATCCTATCGAGCAAGTCGCCGGTGCAGCTCGACAGTATCACTACAAGGTGACGCTGCCCTGGGGTATCAATGGGGAGTGGTTGCTTCCAGCTTCACTATTCATGGACTATTCAACCAAGATGGGCGAATATCGAAACAGCTTTGAAAATGCTGTAGCTGTACTCATTGCAGCGTATCCGATGCACGTTCAGGCAGCACGTCAGCGGCTTGGTACGATGTACAACGCAACCGAATACCCAGCAAACATCAAGGACCGTTTCGAGTTCAAAGTTGACTTCAGCCCTGTACCGACGGCTAATGATTTTCGTGTCAAGCTGTCAGAAGATCATCTCGCCGCAATCAGACACGATATCACAGTTCGCATCGAAGAGCGGCAAAATCAAGCCATACGCGAAGTTTTCGACCGCGCTCGTAAGATCATCAGTAAAATTCACGAACAAACTGTCGATGTTGATCGCAAGATCTATGACTCAACTATCGACAATGCTCGCGAATTTATCAAGTTGCTGCCAGCACTAAATCTTACCAACGATTCAACGCTATGTCAGATTGAAGCAGACATGCGTGAGCTTCTAGTGCCAGTTGAAGATCTGCGCAAGAACAAACGCGTACGTGCAGATACTGCCAAGGCAGCAAATGCAATTCTGACGAGGTTGCCATGGGCGTAAACAAAGAAGCTGAAACCAAGATCATCCGAGCGCGAATTTCGCTGCTCAAAGTTCAGCCGTTCTTTGGTACGCTGGCTCTTCGACTGAATATGGTCGAAGACATAACTCTCAATCCGCCCACTATGGGTGTTGATGGAACGAATATTTTCTATCATCCAGACTTTGTCATAGAGCATAGTTTCGACGAAGTGAAGTTTGTTATTGCCCACGAAGTCATGCACTGCGTATTTGATCATGTCACTCGTGTTGGTGGACGAGATCCAGCTAGGTGGAACGTTGCCGGTGACTATGCCATCAACCCGTTGCTTGTCGACGCCGGGTTGCAGCTTCCTTCATCTGGCGGGCTGATAAATGCAGTGTATGCGGGCATGACGGCAGATCAGATCTACAACCTGCTTCCACAGAGTACCAAGCCTTACGATAGCTTCAAACCTGCTCCCAAGACGCCAGCGAAGATGAAAGAGCTGGAAGAAGACTGGAAGGTCGCTACTGTTCAGGCAGCGAACGCAGCGAAGGGCGCAGGAAACCTTCCTGCTTCATTGAAGCGCTTCGTCGATGAACTCATCGAAAGTAAGACTGACTGGCGCGCACAACTTCGTGAATTCGCCGTCGAAATTTCTAAGAACGACTATGCGTGGCAGCGCGTTAATCGTCGCTTTGTAGCCGCAGGGTTCTATCTTCCTGGCCTGTACAGCGAAAACATGGGGACAATGGTCATTGTTACTGATGATTCAGGCTCCATCAGCAATGACATTCTTCAGCTCTTCGCTAGCGAAATTGGAGCAATTCGTGAAGCTGTTCGACCTGAGCGCACAATTGTCTTGAGCTGTGATATGAGGATTAACCATATTGACGACTTGACAATGGACGACCCGTTTCAGCTCAAGTGTCATGGTGGTGGCGGAACTGATTTTCGCCCGCCGTTTGAATGGCTAGAAGAACAAGGTATTACGCCATCTTGTTTAGTGTATCTCACTGACCTTGACGGTCCGTTTCCAGAAATTCCCTCGCACTATCCCGTCATGTGGTGTTCAATCAACAAGCAGCGTGCGCCGTGGGGGCAAACGTTGCACATTACCAAGGACTGAATCATGCCTGCACTTACTAGACTTCAACTTGAGCATGCCAAGCAACGTCTGGCTGAAGCTAAAAAGAAATACATTGTTGCCAAGGTTGCCGAACTTGGACCCTCACCAGATGAATTTGAACTTAGTAGAGAAGAAAAAATAGCCCGTATTAAGGCAGGGCGAGCTACATTCATCGGTGATGTCGACACTTATGGCTACTGTTATGATGCTTTTGCATTTACTCTGACACCAGAAGAAGAAGCCAAGAAAGCGCAATATGATCTTTGGCATGATGCGCGTGAAGCAATTATTGCTAATGCCACAACTACTGAAGAACAAATTATTGATAAATTAGTTATGAGTCCTGATGGTATGGGCGCGTTGACGATGATCGCGGAGGCGTTTGAGGACTGATCTAGAATAGCTGCCCCGATCTACCCTTCAGGACCTACTCGTGCCGATATCAAGCTGGTCACATTCCAGGCTCGTTGACTTTGAAAAGTGCAAGTTCCTTGCATGGCTTAAGTACGACCAGCGCATTCCTGAGCCGGCACGACCCTTGCCTCCTGGCAAGATTGAGCACGCCAATGACCGCGGCACCCGTGTACATGACAACTGTGAGCAGTATGTTCGCGGAGATATCGACGAGCTGTTGCCAGAAGCCGCCAAGTACTTCGGTCCTCAACTCGACCTTCTGCGTGTGCTGCACGAAGCTGGTCAGGTCTCACTTGAAGGTGAGTGGGGCATGGATGATCAATGGTGCCCAACAGACTGGCGTACTGCATGGCTACGCCTAAAGCTTGATGCTGTTGTTCACCTGAGCAAGGACGAAGCAGTAGTCATTGACTACAAGACTGGAAAGAAATTCGGCAATGAGATCAAACACAATGATCAGCTCTTGATCTATGTGGTATGTACCCTATTGCGCTACCCATCCTTAGAACGAGTTACGGCCGAGTTGTGGTATCTTGACCAAAACGAAGTGACTTCAAAGACCTTTACACGGGATCAAGGCTTGCGCTTTCGTACAGCGCTGGATCGCCGTGGTCGCGCTATCACTGAGTGCACAGATTTTCCACCCAATCCCAATGTCTATTCGTGCCAGTACTGCCAATACGGTCCGTGGAATGGTAATCAGTGCACTGTTGGCAAGAGGCGCTAGATGATCAAGTCCCGGTTGAAACCAATGGCTCACCAGCAACTGAGCCTCAAGCACGACGAGACTACTGACGTCGTGTTCGACATGAGCGATCCGGGCACTGGCAAGACAGCGGTACGTGCCTGGGCCTGGGCCAAACGCCGCCGCAAGGGCGGTGGCCCGCTGCTGGTGTTAGCTCCGCGCTCGCTACTTACTGCGGCCTGGGCCCACGATTTGCAGCGGTTCGCACCAGACATGAAGGTCTCAGTGGCCACGGCGGCAAACCGCGAGAAAGCATTTTCAATTGATGCTGACGCGTACATCACGAACCACGACGCAGCCAAGTGGCTCGTCAAGCAGAAGCCTGCTTTCTGGCAACGGTTTCGGGATGGCGAAATCGTGAATGACGAGAGCACCGCGTACAAGCATCACACCAGTCAGCGGGCCAAGGCAGCGTTCAAGATTGCCCACATGCGACTCGCAACGAAGCCTGTCTTCAAGCATCGCGCCTGCTTGACTGCTACACCGACCAGCAACGGTATCTGCGACATCTGGCATCAGGTGGCGCTACTCGACGGCGGTAAGCGCCTGGGCCCGAGCTTCTATGCCTTCCGCAACAGTGTATGCACGCCTGTTCAAGTGGGCCGCTCAGCACAGGCACTGGAGTGGCGCGACAAAGACGGCGCAGAAGACGCTGTCTTCGGCTTGATCGACGACTACGTCGTGCGTCACCGCTTCGAAGACTGCGTGGATATTCCTGCCACGCATACGTACACCGTTGAGTACGAGATGACGCCGAAGCAGCGTAAGGCGTATGACGACATGGAACTGGCCCAAGTGTTGGCCACTGGACAAGGCAAGGGCATTGCACTGACTGCTGTCAACGCCGCTGCCGTCACGACAAAGCTTTGCCAGATTGCCAGTGGGGCGGTCTACGACAACGACAAGAAGTATCACCTCATCGACGGAAGTCGCTACGAGGCGATTCTTGATATGGCCCAGGTGCGTAAGCACCCCATTGTGTTCTTCTACTGGGGCCATCAGCGTAACGCCTTGACGACGGAAGCTGAAACGCGCAGCATGAACTTTGCAGTGATCGATGGCGATGCCAGCGATACTGAACGCAATATGATCGTGCAGGCGTATCAGGCTGGGGCCTATGACGTGCTGTTTGCTCACCCCAAGAGTGCCGCACACGGCCTGACCTTGACCGCAGGCACTTCGATCATTTGGTCAGGCCCTACCTACGACCTGGAGTGGTGGAAACAGGGGAATCGTCGGCAGGCCCGTATCGGCCAGAAGAAGAAGACCGAGATCGTAGTCTGCCTCGCCACTAACAGTATCGAGGAACGGATCTACCACGAAATTCTCATGCCCAAGGACGGGCGCATGAAGACTCTGCTGGAATTGTTCGCAACGAATACGGAGAGAAGTGATCCGATCGCGAACAAGATTGCCAGGGAGCTGACAAGATGACCATTCATGCCTTCCTCCAAGAAGTGGAGCGCCGCATTGAGGGGGCGGGGGTTGCGGTTTACCTAACCCTCAATGAGGCAGGACGCTTGCATGATTACGCTGGATATTGGGGGGTGCAATCTTGGACGACCAAAAACCGTATGCACGGTTATATCCGTAGCGATGCGAGGAAACTTTTGGAAGAAGCCAAGGCCGTGCTCGCATCACGAGTTGCCGATGAACTGGAGCAGATGAAATGAGTTGGGCCAGTTCTATCCGCCACGTCGTCAAGCCTCCACCGCCCACTTTTTTCCGCCCCACTTTCCCCATCGAACAAGTTGATTGGAGCCGGCTCGTCTCCATCGACTTCGAGACTTTCTATGACGACGACTACACGCTGAGCAAGCTCAGCACGTCAGAGTACATCCGTGATCCGCGCTTCGAAACGCTGATGATGGGTGTGAAAGTCGGCAAGAAGAAGCGTGTCGTCATCCCCGGCCCGAAGATCGCCGCGTTCCTCAAAACAATCCCGTGGAGCACGCATACGCTGCTCTGCCACAACACGCAGTTCGACGGCTTCATCCTGAGTCACCACTACGGAGTTGTGCCAGCGAAGTACTACTGTACGCTGAGCATGGCCCGCGGCCTGCACAGCAACGAGATCGGTGCAGGTCTTGACGAGGTAGCGCAGTTCTATGGCCGCGCCGGCAAGCTCAAGGGCAACCTGGAGAAGATGAAGGGCCGACGTTACAAGCAGCTCGTAGCCGAGAAGCTCTACGATCAGGGCGCTGACTACTGCGGTGTGGACGTGGACGAGATGCTGGGCATCTTCCAGGAGATGCTGCTTAACATGCCACGCGATGAGATCGACTTGATCGACCTCACGGTGCGCATGTTCTGCGACCCAGTGCTCAAGGTCGACATCCCTCGCGTCGAAGCTGAGCTAAAGCGCGAGCTGGCACGACGTAAAGAGCTGCTCATGGCCGTCGTACCTTACGACGCCTATGAAGGTCCTGAGATCAAGACGATCCTCAAGACTGCAGCTGAACGAGCATTGACTGGTGACGAACGAATCATCCTCAAAGCTAAGCGTCTTATCGGTAGCAACGAGAAGTTTGCTGAGCTTCTACGTGCCGAAGGCATTGAGCCGCCAAGGAAGATCAGTCCAGCCTGGATCAAGAAGCCGAAGGAGCTGCGTACCGATGAGGACAAATACGTCTACGCCTTCGCCAAGGACGATGAGAAATTCATCAATCTGCCCGACGACGTTGAGGCTCTGTGTACCGGCCTGAACCTGGGCAAGGTTGCCGACATTAAGAAGCTGGCTGAGCGCCAGGAACGGCTACGCAATCTCGTGGACTGCCGCATTGCGGTCAAGTCCACGACAAACGTTACACGAGCTGAGCGGTTCCTCAAGGCTGGTGCCAATGGCATGTCGCTGCCATGCGGCTATGCCTATGCACGTGCGCATACATTGCGCTGGGGCGGCAACAACAAGATGAACATGCAGAATCTCATCCGCGGGGGTGAGTTGCGCCTGTCCATCCTAGCCGCTGAAGGACACAATATCTGCACTGCGGATAGTGGACAGATCGAAGCTCGTGTCAATGCATGGCTATGGGATCAGCTCGATCTGCTCGAAGCCTTCGCAGTCGCTGACAAGTGGGACAAGAGCAAGGGCGTAGCGCGTGGCAACGACCGCGATGCGTACTGCCGCTTTGCCGATCTGATCTACCGCCGTGAGATCACAACTGATGACAAGACTGAGCGCTTCGTAGGTAAGGTCTGCGTGCTCGGCTTAGGCTTTCAGATGGGAGCGCCCAAGCTACAGATTACGCTGGCCAAAGGCGCCCTCGGCGGCCCGCCAGTGTTCTTCACGCTCGACGAATGCAAGGCAATCATCAACACCTATCGCCGCAAGAACCACAAGATTCGCGACGGTTGGGAGAAGTGCAAGGAAATTATCGAGGACATGGCTTCTGGACGCACAGGCGCCTGGAAGTGCATCTCCTGGGAAGCGAACACAATTTGGCTGCCCAACGGTATGTCGCTCAAGTACCCTGACCTGAAGAAGAGCATCAACGAGGACACCGGGTACGACGAGTGGACTTACCGGTCAGGCGATCAGCGCAAGAAAATCTACGGCGGCCTGCTCTGCGAAAATCTTGTGCAGGCACTGGCCCGCATCATCGTGGGCTGGCAGATGCTGCAGATCAGTCGCAAGTACCGCGTCGTGATGACCACGCACGATGAAGTCTCAACGCACGTCAAGACGAAGATCGCGCCAATAGCCTTCGCTTTCATGCAGAAGATGATGAAGACGCCATTGGAGTGGTGTCAAGATTTGCCCCTCAACTGTGAAGGCGGATATGACGTGAACTATTCGAAATGAGCATAAGCACAGAATTTTTGAGCTACCCAGGCTTGCCCTGGTTGAGTGTATCTCGCGATGTCTACAAATTTGAAGTTTGGGTAACTGTTCGATTCAATAATTATACCGATGCATTCATAATGAGCGAGGACGCCATCGGAGAAAATGGTAGTCTCTTAATTAAGGAAGCCTATCTCCGTCGTGCAAAGCTTATAGCAGTCTCTCAAATCGCCAAGGAACTTGAGAAATGACCGACACCGAGATCCTTGACGAGCTGCAGAAAGCCGTAGCCCGAGGACTGGGTAAGTGGGACATAGAATTTGGCGCAGTCTGGGCAACGCTCTACCCCAAGGCGAATCTTCGGCTAGTTTTGGAGGCTGCCATCAAGGACGACTACGCTCGTCGGGTTGCGAAAGAGCTTGCGCCTCATTCATGATTGATGTACACTGCGTTCATCTAAGAGGAATCCATGCCCCGCATCTCCCCAGGAACCGCGCTCAAGCGCGAGGTGGTTGCAACCAAGGTCGCCGTCTCGTTGACCACTGACGGCACCATCGGCTCTCGTATCGACGCTCTCAGCCAGCTCCGCGAAGACAAGCGAGCGCTGGAAGAGAAGATCAAGATCATCGAAGGGTCCTACCACGAGCTGGAAGAAGCCCTGATGGAAGACTTGAGAGCGCAGGGCATGGACAAGGCCACCGGCAAGAAGGCCACAGTCTCGATCTCCAGCACTGTCGTCGGCAATCTGGTCGACGATAAGGCGTTCTTCGCTTACGTCAAGAAGACCGGCTACTTCCACCTCCTGCAGCGTCGCTTGTCCGACCCTGCTATTCGCGAGCTGCTGGAGTCGAAAGGCTCTATTCCGGGCGTTGAGCCCTTCGTCAAGAAGCGCCTTAACCTGCGCACCCTGTAACCATCGAGGACCACATGGCCACCAAGAAGACCAGCACCGCCGTTGCCGTTCGCAAGTCGACGGCCGGCAACATTGTCAGCATCCAGGAAGCCTTGAAGGCCCAGGCTGCCGGCATCAACGAGCGCATCGCCCCTGGAGGCGGCAGCAAGATCCGCATCACTCAGGACAAGAAGTTCATTCTGCCTGACGGCACGAAGACCGATGGACCGCTGGAGTTGGTGGTCGTGGATTTCGTGACTACGCACAACTTCTACGAGACGGCGTTCGACAAGAACAACATCGTGCCGCCCGGCTGTTTCGCCATCGGCGTGAACCCGAAGGAGATGATCCCTTCGAAGAATTCGCCGAACCTGCAGAGCGACTCATGTCAGGGTTGCCCGATGAACGAGTTCCAATCTGCAGCCAACGGCAAGGGCAAGGCCTGCAGCAACAACCGACTGCTAGCCGTTTTGCCGCCCGACGCTACCGAGGACACTCCGCTCTGGCTGCTGAGCGTGTCGGCCACGGCGCTGCGTGCATTCGATGGCTACGTACAGAGCATCGTGCGCGCTTTCGGCATGCCTCCGATCGCCGTGGTTACCACGGTGGGCTTCAACGATGCCGCCGATTACCCGCAGCTCACATTCAGCGACCCGAAGCCGAACGATCAGCTTGACGTAGCCTATGCTCGTCAAGCTGAGGCACGCGATCTGCTGATGACTGAGCCCGATGTAAGCGGGTACCAAGCCCCTACTACGCGCGGCAAGGGCGCCCCGGCCAAGAAGGCCGTCGCCCGCCGCTGATCATGTCCGTTCGTAGGGCGCTTGTCGCACAGGCCCTGGAATCTTTCCAGGGCCTGACGGCGGCGCTCAACGAGCTGACTGAAGACGAGGTGCTTGTATGTCTCGAACTTGAGGCTGCAAGTCGTCGTCGTTTGTCGGTCATTGACCGGCTCATTTCACGAGCCGCCCGGCTTCGTGAACTTGTCTATGTTGCCCAACTCAAGGAGAAATTCCGTGGCACGACCCAAGAAGATCATGACCCTCATCGAACTGCGCGCAGAGAAGGATCAGTGCAAGCTGAACCTGAAAACCCAGGCAGAAGTCATCAAGGACGCCGCAAAGGCGATCAAGGCAGCCGAAGCTGAGTACAGCCGTGTTCTCGCCGACGCTTCCAAGGCGCTGGTGGCAAATACCAGGGTGCACGACGCCACTGTGAAGGCCGCCAACAAGGTGCTCGAAGCTGTGCAGAAGACGCAGGGCAAGATCATGGAGAAGGCCACCACGGCCAGCGAGAAAGCCACAGCGCGGTTGGAGGAGCTGGAAGCGATCGTTCCTGTCACTGACGAGGCAACTCCCGTCAAGCGTGGCCCTGGCCGCCCCCGCAAGGTCGTTGAACCGGAAGTCGCGTCTGTGCCGGTCAAGCGTGGCCCCGGCCGCCCCCGCAAGACCGTGAGCTGAAAGCGTTCAGGCCATGAGAGACGTCATGTTCGACTGCGAGACACTTGCAACCACGGCGGATGCCGTAATCCTGAGCGTCGGCGCAGTCAAGTTCGATCTTGAAAGCGGACAGCTCGATGATGCGGGGTTCTACGCCGCGATCAGTATCGAAGACAGCCTAGCTCATGGCCGACGCATCAGCGAAAGCACGCTGTGCTGGTGGTTGGGACAGAGCAAGGAAGCTCAAGCAGTATTCCAAGAGCCCAAGCAAGGGCTCGAAGAAGTGCTATGCAACCTTGTCGAATGGCTGGGTCATGATCGGCGCCGTCCTTGGAGTAACGGCGCCGATTTTGACCTCCCCATGCTGGCTCATGCTTTCACACAGCTCCATATGAACGTGCCTTGGCAGTTCTGGAATGCGCGTTGCGTGCGCACCTATAAGTCACTGCCAGCGGCAAGTTCGGTACCAGGGTTCAAGAACGACCACAACGCTTTGCGCGATGCAGTAAACCAAGCTGTGTATGTGCAGGCGGTTTACGCGAAGATGGTGCAGAAATGAATACCCCTTTTTACAGAGCACCCCCACCCGGTGAGAGTGATCCTTTCGGTGTTCCTCCGCACGTGTCAGGCGCCAAGCTCGATGCTGGGAAGGTAAGAGCATGGCTCTGCGTCAAGGGGTTTTCCCGCGCGCTGCTGGCCGTAGCCGACGTGACCACCAAGGGGGCGGCGAAGTACACCCCTGAGGGTTGGCGCAATGTGCCCAACGGGCGAGAGCGCTACATGGACGCCATGGTCCGTCACATGTTTGCTCTGGGCCGCGGAGAACAGATCGACGCAGACACGCAGTGCTTGCACCTTGCACAGGTTGCATGGAATGCGCTCGCTGCACTGGAGCTGGAGCTGATCAGTGGCGAGCAAACCTGAGACCACGTTCTACACCAGCGTCCATCGCTTTCTTCCACCGCTGAGCCAACTGCATCGCGAGAAGATGGCGAACCCGTACCGAGGTGGTACGGCGGATCATTGGTACGACGCTACGCGAGACCTCTGGGTCGAGTGGAAGTTCATCAAGGTGCCCAAGCGTGACGACACTGTGATTGACTTTGTCAACGGCAAAGACCCCATCATCAGTAATCTTCAACAAGAATGGATCAAGGGGCGCTACGCCAATAACCGCCATGTGTGGATTATTGTCGGTTGCGAAGATGGCGGAGTCATCATGGAGCATCCTTTTCAATGGCAAGCTCCTTGGACCGCAAAGCAGTTTCGAGAAAAACTCTTGCCGCGTAAAAATATCGCGGCTCGTATTTGGAACCATTGTCGGAGTACTGCGTGAATTTCCAGCCTCTCTTCACCACGGCGCGTGTGGTTACTGCGACGTACCGCGTCATCAGCACTACCTTGCTTCTGCTGTACCTCGCACGACGTGTACGTGAGAAACGCTCTATCCCAAACGCAACGCGCCGCCGACGTGAACTGTTTGGCGTGGAATGAACTGGGACAAGACGATGGTAGATCGAGCCGCTGCTGAGGGGTGGCGGCTGTGCACTGTCATCGACAACGGCACCGCTCACCCTTACCTGATGATCGGGCGCGGTGAGCAGAGCAGATTCGTCGATGACCGGCGCGCAGGAGAGCACGTAGTGCATATGGCGCGTCAGACTTCTCTACTGCATCAGCACGCTCTGGCCCTTGTGATGCAGAGCCGAGTGAAGGGAACCAAGAAATGAGTAAGTCCTTCAAGCCCATGCTCGCGTCACCGGCCGACCTTGATGCTGTGCGCTATCCGGTCTTCGCTTCGCCCAAGCTCGATGGTATTCGCGCCAGTGTAGTTGGCGGCAAATTGCTGAGCCGTACGCTGAAGGAGATTCCAAGCCGACATGTGTTCAATCTTCTTAGTAAGCCTGAATTTGAAGGCTTAGATGGCGAACTGATTGTTGGTAAACCCACAAACCCAAGCTGCTATCGCGATACAGTCAGCAATGTAATGGCGGATAATAAGGTGTTTGCTTTTCGCTACTATGTCTTTGACATATGGAATTGTTTTGATCGTTTTGCTAGACGTCGTTTGCATTTGCAGCGATCATTTTTTGAAGCTGGTTGTGACACTGGTATATTCAGCCATGTGCTTCATGTTTTATTGCAGAATCGCGAGCAGCTCGACGCCTACGAAGCTGAACAGGTCAACCTGGGTTATGAAGGAATCATGCTCGCCGATCCCAATGCCCACTACAAATTTGGCCGTGCTACTACCAAGGGTGGTGAGCTGCTAAAAGTCAAGCGCTTCGTTGATTCTGAAGCTGAAGTCATTGGCATTGAAGAAGAAATGCATAATACCAATGAAGCCCAAACCAACGAACTGGGCCGTACGAAGCGATCTACCGCGCAAGCTGGGCTTACTGGTAAAGGTACGATGGGCGCGCTCATCGTACGCGACTTGAAGACCAAAATCGAATTCAACATCGGTACTGGGTTCACAGCCGAAGATCGAAAATGGTAGTGGAATGAAGTAAATGGATCGCCATCACCAGCTTTGAATCGAATCATCAAGTACAAGTTCTTTCCAGTAGGCATCAAAGATAAACCTCGTCATCCAGTGTATCTAGGCTTGCGTCCGGCAGGAGCATAAATGAGTACGAAGAAGTTCCTCCGAGACCTCAAACGCCAGGCTTCTGTTGCCGGGTTCGAAACAATCAGTGTTGTATCGACTAGAACGAGCCATTTCAAGATTACGTTCACAGATGGTTCGCAACAATGGACCATGCCAGTTTCAAGTTCTCCTGCAAACTACAACCACGCCATCGACAATGTTATCCAGGATCTTCGACGTTCGAAGCGCGGCGCAATGGCGTAATACTCGTCTCGCCTGCCACTGCGGCGGCTATCATTTTCCTCACCGACGCGGCGGCGGCGCTTGTGAACATAACTCGGCGACAGACTACTGGTGGGCGCTCCGCCATGGAGTCTCTCAGCAAGAAGCCATGCAGTTGTTGAGCGTGGCAAATTTAGAGCGCATGTTTCCACTACCGGAGTTCAATAAATGAAATTGCATCGTGTTTTCTATACCCTCGATGGGCATGATTTCATCGAATTTACCTCTAGCGCTGCTGGAGCTGGGAAGATTCGTGCACGAGTCAAGAAGCTGAAGGCTGACGTTACCAAGAGCGACGAAGTCGATCTTTTGTCGGGTCGATTGGAACTGATTAAATTCTTGAACGACCTCACAGCACACGAATCGTCGAAGGAGGACTGAATATGACTTGGTGGGGCGGTGGATGGGGTAACCATGTGCCCCAGTCTGCGAAGGAAGTCGCCAAGGCTTTCTTCGCGGGCAAGAGTTTGCGTCGTTCAAGCTGTCGTACTAACGGCGAGAGTTACTGGTTTATTAACTCAGATGGAAGAGAAGTTGAGATTGCTCGACGACTCAAAGACGACAAAGCGATTGCAGAAGCTGTCGTTGAAGCACTTAGCGGTGTTGAAACTTGGCGTCCTTTGGAATTCAACACGCGAGGATGGCGTACTCCAACTACTGCTCGACACTTCAACGCACTCGGACTTAAAGTTCAGTGTATCGGACGGAAGAATGTAAAGTTCTGGGTAAATGGGCGTCTTATGCCAGATAGTTGGATGGGGTTCTTTTCGTTTGATGACATCAGTGCTTGGCCGGACAAAGATCCAGATGAAGTAGCTCGGGAAGAAAGACGAGCCCGAGTCTGGGCCCGAAAGGAACGTAGGTTCGTACAGCTCACACCAAGCCTTTTTGAATGGGACGATTATGAGCGGCTGGCAAAAAGTTGAACGTGGGTGGTATATCCATGAAACTGGTGCCGTAGTACAGATATGGTATTCAGAGAATAAAAGAAATCCTGTCTGGCATGCATGGCGCCCACAAACTCCTGACGCTGATTTTTATGAATTCCCAACACGGCGTGAAGCATGTGAATGGGCGCTTGGTTTGGAGAAAGCATGATGGAAGAAACGAAAGAAGCGCCGGACATGGCGCGGGCCGCGCTGCTGTGGGTGTTGTGGCACCACCAAGGCGGCAGTAGTTCGGTAGGCCAACCGATTCGTTTTGCGCTTGGCATCGGCCCCCATGACCGCATGACAGAGGCCCAGATCGCCGAGGCGAAGACGTGGGCTGCTCGCCGAGACGAGGTCAGAGAACACGAGTACGAGAGAAGCCTCCTGCGAGGCTGACGAGAAGAAGACATGAAGATCCGTCCACCGTTGAACGGTCAATCGCCCAGAACTCTGCGCGAAGCTTCTCGCGACCCGTGGGACTGGTGGGAAACTAGTCCTAGACCAAGCACTCCGCCCGAGCATATGGCCGGCGCGATCATCTTCCTCGTCATTGTGATCATCAGCGTCGCAGGGGCGTTGCACTTGTTCTTGAGGAGTGTGTGATGAACGACCCCGTCGGCAACACCGCCCTTGCCAAGCAAGAAGGCGGCGACCACTACAAGAAGCTCACCATCCAGCCGGTGGAGTACATCCACGCCAACGGCATCGGGTACTTCGAAGGCAACGTCATCAAGTACGTCACCCGCTGGCGTGACAAAGGCGGCATTGCCGATCTGCACAAAGCCAAGCATTATATCGAGCTTCTGGTCGAGCTGGAACTTAAGGCGCAACGGAAGCTGGAGAAAGAGATGGAGATCACGCAGGCGATACGTACAACCCGAGATCGTAAAGGGGATCGAGAAGACGATGGAGAAAGAGATCGAAAAGGCGATGCGTGACGCACAGAACCGCGAGGGGACCGCATGATCAAGAGGATTCTGCGAAAGATGTTTGCGTCAGCGGCGACGAAAGCGCAGATTCATGACGCGATAACGCCGAGCTGGGGCCTTCAAGGAAGGCTTGAAGAAGAGGAGCGCATCGAAGCGGCCTATTGGCGTTATGACGCAAAGCACAAGGGCTACAACGAATGGAAACTTGCGCCGATGAGTGAGCGCGAGGCCTTCAAGACCGAGATGCGTAGCGCACTGGCTGGAGAAAAGGTACGGGCCCAGATGCGGCTGGTAGCGAATGGCTGGAGGCAGCCGTGATCAAGGTCAATGGCATGTCCTTCGCGCTGCTGGTCAAGGCCTTGCGCATCGGGGGCGCGTCGCTTACTGATCTGAGGGACGCGACGGGCCTGCGCTACCTGACCGTGGCCTACTACGTTCGAGAGCTGAAGAAAGCAGGTGAGGTCCACGTGTCAGGACGCAGGCGCGACACCCTCGGCCGCATGTCGGTGAAGCTGTACACCTTGGGCCCTGGCATCGACGCGAAGTACAACCCTATGAGCGCTCGCGAGCGGAAGCAGCGCCAGCGGGCGCGGGAAAGCAGGGAGGAAGCGATAAGAATGCAGCGGCCTCGCAAACCAAAGCCCGACATGCTTACAGTACTCTGGGCCGGAGGACAGCATGAGTCAACTCGAACTGAGTAACGTTGTAGCGAGGAGCTTGCTCGGTGCTCCTGAGCTACTCATCCAGCACGACGAAAAGGGCATGTTTCTTCAATGGGACACTCTTGAGATCGAGCTGAGCACAGGGATAGTTACGTTCAAGAATGCGCGCACTATCCTCGCTACGATGTCACTGCTAAGCGGTCCTCTTGACAGAAACAACACGATCACTTTCTCTGGTTTTGAAGGACGACTGAGAATCAAAGTCTCCTGAGTTTTCAGGAGACTCTTTCAAGCGGCAGATTTTTCTGTCCGCTGCGAATAGCCCACCAGTGTGCAAGATTTATAGCACATTGGGCGCGTCGCCTTCAGAGATTTGGCCGAGCTGTACGCATCCACAGCCCTTGCGATCTTACGCTTACGATCCCCTATCTCATCTAGACACTACATGTACCCTCTGACTACTACTATTACTTCTCTGGTGAAGTTAGTAGATCATAAGTATAAGATCATAAGAAGAGGTGCTTCTCATAGGTAAAAAGCCCTTATGATTTTTCCTCGGATCTTAGGATCTTAGGATCCTATCCGGCGTTTTTCGAGGGCGTTTATTCCCCGCCGTCGAACGCCTCTCGGTACAGAGCATTCGCGGGCATACTTTTCAAGGCGAAGCGGTCGAACTGAGCGTTGCCACCGATGACCTGCACCGCGCCCCAAAGCTGCTCAGCAGTCGGGCCTGTCAGCGCCCCGACATTGCCGCCGATCGCGTCATCCAGGAATTGCCCGGTACCGTTCAGTCCTGCGCGCGCGACGCCGTTCGTAAAGTAGTCCCACAGGCTCCAGCCGGATTTCCATTCCGGCTGCTCTCCGCCACCCTGGATCAGCCCCTTCACAAGGTCCGAGGCAATCATGATCGGCACGTAGCTGGAAAGCGCCATCGCCGGCACGTAGTTTCCATGATCGAACTCGTGGGTCACGCGCTTCAGAATCGTTTCCTGGAAAGAGAAAACAAACTGCTTGAGATGCGCGACCAGAGCCCAGTGCGGATCGCTCATCCAGATTGGTTTGTCCGTCGCATCCGGCCGCAGTACCGCGCCGTCAACCCAGCGGTTCACCGCCGCCTTCATGCGGCCCGCTTCTGCCGGCGTCAGGCCGTCAGCCTGAGTGATCATGGCCCGGCCCTGCGCGTTGAGCCGTACGTCCCCCGGCTGCAGCCCCAGCTCGTTGAGCCAGCGCGCGCTGTGCGGCGACTTCTTGCCGGTGGCGTGCCGCGTCAAGAACCCGATCGCCGCCTCAGTGGCGCCGACCCGTGACGACCGCGTCCACTGCTCCATCAGGTTGTACTTGAAGAAGGTGTCGTTGATCTTCTTCGCCGTGCTGCCAGCCATGCCCTGCAGATACAGGGCACTCAGGGTCTGCGTCAGCATGGCACTGTCGATGGTGCCGATCTCTTCAGCCAGCCGCGTCATGTCGTCGTCCGTGGCGTTCTTCTTGAAGTTCTTCACCACTTCACGCACGCCGCGCCTGAACGTGTTGAACGACTCGCTCAGCGTGCCGCCACGCACCATCACGCCCATGGGGTCGACCACGGAGCTGAAGATCGCCAGGGGCAGCAGCCGGATGTTCTGGTAGACAATCATGTTGCCCATGAGGCGCCGTGCCTCCGGGTTGATCGTGTCGCCCAGCGTACCGTCCACTGCACGCACGAAGTTCTGCGCTGCCTTGAGCTGCTCAGGGGTCGCTCCTTCGCGCTCAGCCTCAACCAGCAGAGCCATGATGCGCTGGCTGTTGTCCCCGAAGCGCTTGGTCCACTCACCGCGGCGCGTAGCCTGCATGGTGTAGCTGCTCATGATCTCCAGCCCGTTCTTGACCATGAACGGCGCCAGCTCGGCATCGGGGATGTGCGCCAGCTTGCGGGGCTTGAGGTGCTGCATGCCGGGCTTGTCCGTGACAGCGAACTCATTGCCCTCGTTGGTGATGATCGTCTGCAGCGTGGGGTCAGCATCGACACCGTGAGCAGCCAGCACGGCCTTGAACTCGGCTTGATGTGCGCTGATGTAAGCCGTGTCGTAGATGCGTGGGAAGTAGTCACTCCCGTAGCCCATGTCCTTGACCTTGATGCCCTTCGTACGCATGTAGTCGAGCATGTTGTCGAGGTGCTCACGCATGGCGAGCTTCGCCTTGCGCGCAGCCTGCCGCTGTTCATGCGTCGCCAGTGCGTCGATCGGTGCGTTGCTCTTCGTCTGCAGGCTCTCAGTGGCAGCGAGCAGCTGCGCCTCACTGACACCCTTGAGCTTGGCAGCCAGGGCGTTCATGCGCTGAGCGAACTCAGCACGCTGAGCCGGGATGAACCCAGGATCCTCACCCTCGTTCGTGCCGTGCAGCTTCATCGCGTCGGCGAGCTGGCGCAGCGCCGGGATGCCGGTGTCGCGCAGCCGCTGCCCGCCCGCCACCATCAGGCTTTCGCCCATGTTCAGCAGGGGCTCGGTCATCCTGCGAGCCTTCTCCAGCGCGGCGTTGCGCCCGACTTCCATGAGCTTCTTGCTGACCACGTCGCTCGGCGCACGCCCTTGCGCGTCGGTTGCGAACTCACCGCTGTGGAAGTACTCCATGATGTGCAGCGCACGCTGGTCGTTGCTCCAGATACCCAGCACGGAGCGGATGAACGCGGCGATGCGCTCGAATACATTCTGAGCAGCTGGGCCCACAGTGAGCTGCTTGCTCGCCCAGAACTGGTACATGTACGCAGCGCGCTCCTCCGGGTTGCTGAGCTGTGCCAGCGCGGCAGGCTCGTTCGCCAGCAGGCGCCGGAGCTGGTTCATCACCGCGGCCGAGCTGCCGGCCTTCTCCAGCACGTCCATGACCTGCCCCTGCTTGAGGTCGCGCAGTCGCTCGAAGAATGCGTGCAGTGACTCATGGTACGCAGGATTCAGCGGGTTCAGGCTGTGGACGCTCAGGCGGATCACGTCGTTGACCATGCCCTGTGCGTCGGTGACGGAGGGCTCGAACTCGCCGGCATGCAGGAAGTTCTTCCACTCCACGAGGACCCACGGCGCCACGCGGCGCAGATATTCCTCAGTGGCACGGCGGTCGACCGGGCCCGTGGCGCTGGGGGCAGTCCTGGTCTTGTCGAAGTGGACGTACTTTGTCTCGATCTTGCTGTCGTCGTAGATGACGTAGTTGCGGAACCGCTTTTCGTTGCCGAACTGTGCATCGTGAATGTTGCCCAGGATGCCGAGGGACTGAAGGAAGTCGGAGGCAGCAGCTTGAGAGCCGAGTTTCTTCGTCATCAGTTTGTAGAACTCTTCGCCGGTGTAGCGCTGCTCGACGGCGCGCACGTACTCGCCCTTCTTCCCGCCGCTCTGCATGTACTCGCGGATCTCACGCAGGTTGCCGCCCCACTGTCCGTCGACCGATCCAATACTCTTGCCGTCCTTGAAAATGAACGTGCGCCCGATACTGTTCGTGCTTACTTCGTAGCGTTCGCCCCCATAGAGGAAGGATGCTTGCGGTGCGCCGTCAAAAATCGACGTTGAGAGGGCGGGCTTCTCGACCCACTCGAAAGGCTTAGGCTCCCCGACGGGTTCTGCAAGGCTGCGCAACTTCTCCTGCACGAATTCGCTCTGTGTGTTGAGCGGCCGATTCCAGTCAAGCAGTTGCTCTTGCGGGATGTTGACGGTGACTTCGTAGGTGGGAGCCTTCGTGCTGAAAACCGGCAACGTCGTCTTGGCCTCATCGAGACGGCGATGCAGCTCGCGCCCTTCGTCCGTAGCCTTGTCGATGAGGTCCTGCAAACGCTCGGGCTTGCTCGCAAGGCGGTCTTCTTCGCGGAGTTTTTCCTGAGCGTAGGGCAGCGCGTCGTCGCGGATGTGGTTGAGGTTGTACGGCTTCCCTTCAGGGCTTATCTTGTCAACGAGCATCTTCTTCAGCGCGGCGATGCGGTCGACCCGGCTCTTACGGAGAGCGTTGAGAGCGTCTTGTGCTTCTTCTTGCGTATCGAAATAGTCGACACGCCCGCCAACCTGAACACGCCACGCCCCGCCGACATCACGCTCTTGCATGAGGTCTATGAGATGTTCTGAATTCTCATTCAGTGCCTCGCGGAGCTGCCGCATCTCCGCAGTCGGTGCCCCCTCGCGCTCAGCTTTCGCTGTGAACTGCTTCTTGTAACCCTTGTGCGTACCCTCAGCCGTCGATAGGTACGTCCCCGCTCCGAATGCAGCGTTGCCTTCGCCCTTGCCCTGATGCGCGCGCCAGTCGAACTTACCCTCATGGCGAATGGGCGAGTCGTGCGTGGCGGGGAATCCCTCGTATTGGTTCTCAGCATGGAGCTGGAACCCCATCAAGCTGTACCGCTTCGTCTGCAGCCCGTACGCCACGTCAGGGTTCTGCACCAGCTCGCCCAGGCGGGTGTTGGCTGCGTCGATGGCCGCTTGAGTGTTCGCGTCGACCTTGCCCGTGTTCAGCGCTGCAGCGGCACGCTGCAGCCCCGCAGCGTCGTTGCTCGACGCCAGGGTCTTCAGCAGAGCGGCATCACCAGAGCGGGCTTTCTCCAGGAGTGCCGCCTTCTTGGCGGCTACGACTTTTGGGCTTGGGGGTACCTCCGCTTCCAGCCTAGCTACCTCGGCCGCCCATTTGTCCCGCTCGTCTTCGACTTGGTCTTGCTCCAACGAATCGTGGCCGTCCTTGACCGCACGTTCCCAGGACGCGAGTTCCTCACGAGCCTGTGACAGCCGTTGCTGAGGGCTCCTCGGCGGGAATGCTTTCGGCGCAGCGCGCAGCGGAGGCGTTTCCGCCGCGTCGGCCTTGTCCATGATGTACTGGCCGACGAGATTGAACCGCGCCGCAGGAACTCCTGCGGGCGGCTCGGCCAGCCCTTCGACGTACTCTGCCAGTCCGTTCAGTTGCTGAGGCGTGAGCTTGTCGATTGTCTTGACAATGTCGAGCTGCCGCTCCATCTTCAGCAGCTTGGTCAGCCACGCCCTTTGCTTGTCCGTTTGAGCGCTGGCTCCCCCCGGCTGCTCCCTCGCGTCCTCGTACTCATCCGCAAGAGCCTTGCGCTGAGCGGCTTCACCGGGCATGTCGAACGGCGCAGCGGGCGCAGCGCTCTTGTAGAACGACTTCGGGTCGATCGTGGCGTCCGGGCCGTACATGCTGTCCAGCGTGGCCAGGGCCTTGCGCTGCACGGCCGGCAGCCGCAGGTCCGCAGCGCGCCGCTTGGTGTCCTCAGCCTTCAGCGCGGCGTAGCGCTTCTCGGCTGCCTGCAGGAAGCGGTCGACATCTGCGCCGGTTTTCAGGCGCCTGAAGTCCTTACCGGCCAGCATGGCATCGAGGTTGGGCGCGCTGGTGAGCACGTCCTTGGGTGCAGCTCTCTTCACGCCCAACAGGCTCGGGGCGCGGACGCCCTCAACTCGCGGCTCGCCGCTGTCGGTGTAGATAGGCGAGCCTTCATCGTCACCGCGCAGAGCGTCGTGCGTAGGCCCGAACGGGTCGAGTTCCTTGCGGCCAGACCCTAGCTGAGAGTCCTGGTGCTTCAGCAGCTCTTCCACTTCGCGGCGCATAGCCTGCGCTCGTACGCGGTCAGCCGGCGTAGCTTTGCCGTCCGCCATCTTCTCGTTGAGCACAGACAGGTCGCCTAGCAGCTCATTCACGCGCTGCTGCCGTACGGTGGGCGTACTGGAAACCTCAGAGTCGCCCAGGCGGTCGGGGATGACCTCACCCGTCTTCATGTTCTCACTGCCCTTGCGGGAGTGCGTCAGGCGGCGGCTCAGTCCGCGTTCAACATCGCCCTCGAAGCCCGTCTCGTCATTCCCTTGAGTACGGTTGTCGTCAGCGGTCAGCTCACGGTTCTTGGTGAAGTCGCGTTCATCGGCGATCCGCCCGGCTTCTTTCAGGATCTTCTTGCGCTGGACGTTGTCTGCATCGCGGAAAGCCTTGCGCAGTACGGTCAGCCTCTCACTGTCACTGTCGTAGGTCTTGTCCTCCTTGGTGCGCACGTCGTACTTGCGAGCGTCGCCGAACGTGATGTCTTTGCCGCCCAGGCGACCGATGACGGTGCTGTCAGGCACAGGGAAGCTGTAGCCCAGGTGTTCCTGCGCTGCCGCCACACCCTCAATGAACATGCGGCCCATGCGCAGTACGCGGCTCTTCTCGTCGTTGCCGACGTACTCGTCCTTGAAGCGAGCCTGCATGAAGCGCTGCACACGCATGCCGTCGAGGATCGGGCCGCCTTCGCCGGTATTCAGACGGCTTTTGCTCTTGCCGTACTGGTGAGTGTCGAGCCGCATCTTGTCCAGCTCGTCGGGCGAGATGCTTTGCGGGCTATCGCTCACTTCGACCGACAGCACGACGTGCTCTTGCAGCGCATCCTCCGCCATGGCGGCAACGTCGACATTGTTCAGCCCCTTGATCCGCACGGCGTCGTACACGTCGCGTTCGAACGCCGACTCGAACTTCATCTTGTCAGTTGGCGGGAGCTGGAGATGCCCAGTGGCTTCATCGTTGATGCCGAGCCTCGTGCGCTTCAGCATGTCCTCGCCGCGTTTGATCAGCGACTCACGCGTGATCTGCACGATGGGGTGATCAGCGCCAAGCTCGTCCACGCTCAGTTCGCGTGCGTCGGCCTTGCCTCCCTCCTTGAGCTTGGCCTTGCGCTGCTCAACGGCGGGTTGATGGAACTTGCTCGGTGACCCGTAGCCGGCGCGCTCGTACATCAGCCCGCCTTTGGCTGTGTGGAGCTGCAGCTTCTGTCCTGACAGCTCGATCTCCTTGTCCTGGCCGTGCCCGCCTTGCGTGCCGATGACGTTGCCGTCTTCGTCCAACTTCAGCCGTGCGCGCTCGATCTGGTTCTCTCGCTCCGGCAGGTCCGCCTCGATCAGCCCCATCACCGCCTCGGGGTTCTCGTAGCGCACGGCCAGCGCCTCGCGTGTCTTGCGGTCGCGGTAGGCGAACTCAGGATCGTCGGGCTTCTTGCGGCCCTCCGTCGCCCACGCCCGCAGCGTCTGAGCCTCCAGGCCCAACTCAGCGTCGTCGACGATCTTCTGGAACTGCGGCTTGAGCTGCGCGCGGAGCCCACTGACGACGCCGGTATGGCCCTTCGCCGCCTCGTCGAAGGCGCCCAGCCCTTCGAAAAATTTTGCAGACTTCGCCTTGTCGCCCACGGCGCGGTAGCCCGCCTCGATCATGTCCGTGGTCTTGGGGCCCAGGATGTCGATCATCTCAGCGACGGTGTCGCTGTCCAGGCGGTCGCCAGCGGTCAGGGTCTTGAGCATCTTGCGGACGGCGCGGCCGGCGTCGAGCAGGTCTTCCTGCCCGGCGTTCGTGAACAGCTCGGGGCGCGATTCCTGCAGGAGCGAGGTGATCTCGCCGAGCACTGCCGCATCCGCCGCGCTGTAGTCCTCGGACTTCTTAACGCGGCTCAGGATCGCGCCTGCGGCATCGGCGGGGTCCATAGCGTTCAGGTCCGCTGCCTTGAGGCCCCCGGCCTTGGTCTTCAGCTCGTCCGCGCGCTCCTCGACCTTGTTGGCGAACGCCTTGAGCCGGTCGCGCAGCCCTTGCGCCCCGTCCCTGGCCCGCTTCAGGCCGGCCACGGCCGCCTGCTTGAGGTGGTTCCCGGGGTCTGCCACCCACTCGTCCAGCACCGCCTTGTTCTCAGGGCTGAGGTTCTTGGTGGTCAGCTCGTCGTAGTAGCTCCTGACCGCCTTGGCGCGCTCGCCGTCGTCGCCGGCCAGCATGTCCTTGAGCTTGTCGCCCGTGGCGCCGGCGAACGCCTGCGCGTCGCCGATGATGTCCTCGCTGTCGGCGATCTTCCGCAGGGTGTCCTTGGCCTTGGTCGTGCCCTCGCTCCAGCGGGTGCCCAGGTCGTCGAAGAAGCCGTAGCCCTTCAGCTTCTCTTGAGCGGTGCCCGCCGCCTCTTTGGCACCCTTCAGCTTGTCCTTGGCGCTGCCCAGGAGCCCCGTGGCGGCGTCCTTCGCCCCCTGGAGGCCCTTGGACACGTCCCCGGCCCGCGAATGGGCGTACTCGCCCGCCACGCCCAGGCCGCCCATGGCCGTGCCGCCCACGACGCCGGCCGCCGTGTTGTCGACGATCTGGCCCCAGTCCAGGTCCTGGCCGAGCCCGGCCTGCTTCAGCGCCTCCGCGCCGCCCTCGCTGCCGCCCTCCAGGCCGGCGCTGGTGGCCAGCGAGCCCCCGGCCTGCCGGAGAGTCATGGGGCCGGCGCGCAGCGCCTGCCCCGCCAGCTTGGCGCCCACCAGACCCGGCACGATGGACTGGCCGGCCGCGGAGAGCGTGCCCAGGCCCAGGGCCTTGCCCGTGTCGACCGGCTGGCCCAGCGCCCGCATGCGGCTCACCACGTCGCCCGTCTCGGGCAGGGCGTAGGCAGCCGTGCCGGCCGCCAGCGCGCCGCCCAGGCCGCCCAGGCCGACCACTGGCGCGGCCAGACCCGCACCGATGCCCAGCGCGGCGCTCGGAACGACGTTGCCCGCCACGCCGGCGCCCCAGTCGACCAGATCGCGCCCGAAGCCCTGCCCGCCCGGCGCACCGATGTCGCGGATCGACGTGACGCGCGGGGCTGCAGCCGCAGCCTGCTGGCTCAGGTCGTCGGCTGTGGCATAGGCCCGTTGACTGAACTCGGGCGCACCCAGGCTGTCAGCAATGGCGCCCGCCGCGCTGCTGAAGCCAGCACCCAGGCCCAGGGCGCCGGAGCGCATGCCCTTGGAGAATTCGCCGGGCTGCGGGGGCGGCGGGTGGTCCTTGAACCAGTCGA